CACCGCCTCGTCCAGTGCCATGGACCCTGGAGCCGCCTTGAGCCCGCGCTCGGCGGCGAACCTCACCGCCAGCGCCAACGTGGACGGGTAGCACTCCAGGGCGCGCCACCGGGGCTCGTCCAGCGGGTCGCCGGTCTTCGGGTCCGTGTCCACCCGCTCGTAGAGCTGCCAGCACCGGAACCCCTTGAGCGGACGGGCCTGCCAGCCGTCCCCCAGCCCTATCACCGCCATCTAGCCCACCTTCCCGACCATCGCCGCCACGTTGGCCCTCTGGGCCGCCACGTGGGCCGTGTAGGCCCGCTCGCACTCGGTCAGGCACTCCACTGCCTTGCGCAGGTCCCGCCCCCTCTCGGAGGGCGTGGCGCCCTTGTACGGCCATCGCCAGACGTACTTGGCCGCGCACCCCCACCAGTAGGCCACCATGGGCGGCACGTCGGCGTCGGCCATCATCGCCGCCACCGCGTCCTTGGCCTCCATGCCCCCGTGGCAGTAGTGGGACGGGTGCGTCACGTCGTCGTAGGCGTCGTCGGCGCGCTCCGCTCCGCGCAGCTCTAGGGTCCGGTACGTGACGCTCATCGGTCATCGCCTCCGTCCTCCATCGCCGCGACCCGCTCGCCGAGGTCGGCAAGGCGGGCCCGCAGGGCGTCCAGCCGGTCCAGCGTCTCGCCGATGACGGAGCGGGCCACGCCCGCGTCCATCCCGTCGCCCCTGCGGGTGCATCGGGCCGCCCCGTCCATCAGGTGGATGCCGGCGGCGCACATATCCGACGCGATGTCGCGCATCTCGGCGCGGGCCTCATTGGCAGCCATCATCGCTTCCCCCCTCCATCCCGTCGGCCAGGGACCACAGGCGCGCGGCCACGAACCACCGGGTGCTCAGCGCCATGTCGTAGAGCCTGCCCTGCCCTATCCGGCCGCCGCGGCGCGCCTCACGGCGCACCTCGCCGAGCTCCAGCCAGAGCCCGTAGACGAATTCCTCCACGTCGCCGACGGCGTCTGCCAGCTCCTCGTCACTCATCGCTTCCCCCCTCCCTGACCATGACCACGGTGGCGCCGGTGGGGCGCCCGTCACGGTCTCTGTCCCACGTCTCGTGGGCCGTGCGGTACCCGCACCTGCCGACGACGTACATCCACCGGTCCAGCTCCTCCCCGGAGTCGTACTCGGCCACGCACCACCCACGCTCGTCGTCGTGCTCGTCGCACTCGTCGAGGACGACCAGCGCGTAGGGCCTCAGTCGGTCACCCATCGTCTCGCTCCTCTCTCGGCATCCCGTCCCACCGGTCGCGGGCCTCATCCAGCGTCCACGCCAGGGGCCCGCGCACCCCGCATCCGTGGCAGGCCATCTGCCCGCGGGCCGGGTAGCGGCCCTGTTGGCGGACGAAGGACGGCTTGGCGGCGCCACAGGCGGGGCAGGGCTTGATGCTCACTCCCATCTGACGTCCTCCCCGTCCGTTATCGCCTTATGTATGAGGACGTTGATGTCGAGCATGTCTATCCGGGCGTCGGTCAGCCGACGCGTCAGATAATCGCCCGCGTAGTCCTTGGCGCGCCTGCCGCACCTGGCCTCGACGTCCAAGAGCTTCTCGTGCGCCCGAAACGCAGCGTCCCACGCGTGGCTGCAGGCCATGGACGCGGCCAGCAGGGCGGCGCGGTCCTCGGCGGTGAGGTCACTCATCGGCGCCCCCTCTCACCAGCTCCACCGTCACGTGCAGGCGGTCGCCGCCCCGGACGGTGCCCTCGGGCACGAGGACCGCGGGCACCTGTATGAAACCACCCAAGCCGTAGACGAGGTACACACTCGGGTCGTCGACGACGGCGATGCAATTGGACCAGTTCAGGGGCACCGCCTCCATCCCGGGAACGCCGAAGTCCACGATGCCGTCGACGGGCAGCTCCTCGTCCACCAGGGCGGTGCGCTCACTCATCGTCCGTCACCACCGCGAGGGCCTTGGCGCGGGCCACGATGTCGAGGTCCTTGGCACGGGAGCAGTCGCCAGTGTCGTATCGCCGGTAGGGGGTCTTGCCGTCGACCACCGCCGGGCAGTCGCTGCAGTTGATGCCTCGGCACGACCAGTAGTCGACCATGTCCTTCAGCGCGTCCTCAGTCAGCCGCTCCCAGCTGTCGACGCGCTTGTGGGTGAGGCTCTGTGGCTCGTACTCGTAGGGGAACCCTTTCACAACCTCGCAATGAACGATGGGGTGCGAGTAGTTGGTGATAGCGGTCACCTTTTTTGGATTCCTATCGTTGCCGACCACGTACACCGTGTCGCCCACCTCGATGGGCGCGCCGTCGCGGTCGAGCTCGGGCTCGGTGCGGGTGAGGGCTCCGGTGCTGTGGAAAATGAACTCACCGCTGTCGCCGTAAACGAATGTGGTGCATCTGGTTCCAGACTGGTCAGCCGTGACCGTGACGTATCCGACCGTCAGTCGGTTCCCGTCAAGGTCCCACAGCACGTCACCCGGCATCACCGGCTCGCCGTCCACCTCGGGCCACTCGACGCCGGACGGGAGCGTCTGTCGGCTCGTGGACAGTTGCAGGGCCGACGCGATCTGCGAGCGGGCGTGGTTGCTCACGCCGCACCGCACGCCGTCGATGACGATGTGCCAGTTCCGGTTGTCGCGGGTGACGTGCGCCGTCCCCACGCCGCCGTCGGGGTCCCTGCACAGGCACGGCACGCCTTCCGGGGCGTCGCCGACGCGCTCGACGCGCTCGCCGGGGGAGAGGTGCAGGTGGTCGCAGTCGCCGATGACCGTCGTGGTCGTGGCATACACCTCGACGCTCTCGACCGTCATCGGGTCGAAGGTCCCCTGCACAGTGTCCCCGATGCGGACGGGCGAGCCGTCCTCGTAGAGCGGCCAGTAGCCGCCGATGGTTCCTCGGTTCATTTCTCCTCCTTCTCGGCCCGGGTCTCCACGTTCAAAGCCGTCATCCACCCGAGCTTCCGCCTCGCCGTCTTGACGCCGACCGGCGGCGGGGTCATGTCCGGCGGCGGGGCTCCCTGTGACCAGATCTCGTCCGAGAGCGCGTACCTCGCCCGTCCGTCCATGTGGAGCCTCACCGGCCCCACGTCCACGGCGCACACCCCGGCGAAGCCGTCCGGCTCCGACGGGTGCCATGCCACGCGCCCGCCGCCGTGGCCCACGCCCCAGAGCTCGGCCGGGACCACGACGAGCCCGGCGTCCCCGATGCCGTCGAGCACGAGGTCGGCCATCGCCTCCACGTCGGCCGCGCCCCACGGCCGCTCCGCGTCACCCATCGCCGCCCCTCCTTCCGTCCCGCCGCCACCGGTCCACGGTGGAGCGCCCGACGCCGAGGTAGGCGGCGGCGCGCCCGCGGGTGATGCGGCCCTCGTCCACGGCCCCGCACACGGCCCGCCACCCCTCGGGGCGCGGCGCCCTCGGCCGCCCGAGGTGCTTGCCGCGGGCCCGGGCGGCGGCGATGCCCTGGGCCTGCCGCTCGCGGAGCTTCTCCCGCTCCAGCTGGGCCACGTAGGCGAGGAGCCGGATGACGACGTCCGATATGAGGCGCCCGGTGACGCCCCCCCCCGGAGACTCCCGGGTGTCCAGCAGGGGCATGTCGAGGACCACGATGTCCACGCCCAGGGCCGTGATGGACGCCCACGCGTCGCAGACGTCGCCGTAGTCGCGGCCCATGCGGTCGATGGAGGCCACGTAGAGCACGTCGCCGGGCCTGAGGGCCGAGACCGTGGCCCGCCACCGGGGCCGGTCCATGTCCTTGCCGCTCTGCCGGTCGCACCACAGGCGGTCCACGAGGGGCGCCAGGGCGTCGGTCTGGCGGTCGAGGTTCTGGTCGGCCGTGGACACCCGGGCGTAGCCGTGGGCGGTCACAGCCCCCTCACCCCCTCGTTGCGCGCCACCATGGCCGGCCAGTCCTCGCGGTCCGCCGCCACGAAGTCCAGGCACGTGCGCCCGGCCTCGCCGCACTCCACGGACGGCCCGGGCACCCGGCGGCACCTCCCGCCCGCTGGCACGTCCAGCCACAGGCGGCAGCGTCCGCAGTCGTCGGTCAGGTAGGGGCGGCGGCCCCAGGGGGCGGTCACCACTCCTCCCGGGGCAGGTCCAGGGGGACCGCGGCCGCCGTGCGGAACACGGCGTCGCAACCTACCACCCTCGCGCTGTCGGTCAGTATGGTCGCGTAGGCCGCCGCGTCCGCGGGGTCCGAGAACGCCGCGACCATGGCGCACCCGTCGCCGCCCATCGCCTCCACGATGTAGACCTTCCTGCCCTCTCCCATCCGTTCTCCTCTCTAATGGACGGGGCGCCCCGGTGGGACGCCCCTGTTCCGCCTGTTATGTGGTTGTGCCTCTCAGTGGTCCCATTTCACAAAGCGCTCTTTTCCAAACCGGTTTTTGGGATGGTCGAGAACGTCGAGATGACCGCCGACGGATTCCCCGTCTGTATAGAACAGCGCTCCGACTGTCGTTGTGATCGCACCGTGCATTGCCGCAAGCTCGCGGTGGGCTTTCTTGAGATAGTCCATGACGTAGCTCGAGCACTCGATGTGCGCATGCTCTAGGATGCCGACAAGGTTTTCTGCGTTGCGCACACTGACCTCGGCCTCGTGGACGATGGCCTCGAGCGCCTGGACCGCCGACAGCCCGTCTTCGAGCTTGTCAGAGATGGAACCGTCGATGTCGTCGACCACGGGGGAGACGTACGTCCTCAGCCCATTCGCGTTGCGCATAAGGAACTCGAACTCGTTTGCATTATTCACTGTCATATCTGTCCATTTCCGGGGCATGGGTCTGCGGATTTTGCCCTCCTCGCATAGGGCAAAATGGATAGTTTTTAATAACCGCAGGTAGATGCCGGATTTTGCCCATTTGCCTTTGCCCTACGCCCCAAAACTTCTAGAAGGGATACCCCCGCCCCTATAGGGCCCTTATATAGTCTTCTCTTAAGAATCAATATTGGTTATCGAGGGCAAAATAGGCAAAATGGGCAAAACGATGCCGTTTACCAGCGGTTTCTATTTTGCCCAACCTTTGCCCTGTTTGCCCTACGGGCGCCGCCAGCTCCTCGACGTGCCGAACGAGACACCGGCCTCGTTCTTGACGAGCTGCTTGCCCCTCTCCGGCACCCACCCGCAGGCGGCGACGGCGTCGGCCACGGATGCGCGGACCCACTTCTTGGTCTCCATGAAGTCCTTGCGCCTGTAGCCCATGCCCTCCATCATCACCATCCGGACGTTGACGCGGTCCACGTGGCCGGGCAGGCTGTCCAGGTAGTCCCTCACGGCGTTGGCCGTCTCGTCCTCGAACGAGTGGCTGTCCTGGGTCGCCCTGGCTGTGTCGAGCACGTCGGTGGGGAGCCTGAGGAGCTTCAGGAACTCCCCCTCCCCCACCTCGGTGCGCTCGGCCATGGACTGGGCCAGCCACACCCTGACGCACTGGTCGAGGGTGCCGTCGAAGATGCCGGGGTTGGCCCGGTTCATCTCGCCGCCGCACTCCACGATCACGAAGCGGCGGTTGCCGGTCGAGTCGTCGAGCACCGACTGCTTGTTGGACGTGCCCATGAGGATGCAGCGGCGCGGGACCGTGACCGCGTAGCGCCCGTAGCTCTTGCGGTAGGTGTCCTTGACGCGGGTCACGAAGTCCTTGATGGAGTCCATGTCGGCGCTGTTGAAGGCCGACAGCTCGCCGACCTCGGCCACGAGCTTGCCCTCCAGGCGCTTCACGCCCTCGTCGTCGAACCGGTTGAACCCCTCGATGGCGAACTCGTCGCAGAGGGCGAGCTTGCGGATGACCGTGGACTTGCCGGTACCCTGGTTTCCGAGGAAGATGGGCATGTAGTCGAACTTGCACCCGGGGTGTAGCGCCCTCGCCACGATGCCCCGGCTTATCAGGCGCTCGACCTCGGTGTTGTACCGGTTGCACTCCACGCCGAGGAAGCTCGGAAAGAGCATCCCGCGGACGGACTCCAACGGGGCGTCCTGCCACGTCTGCCCGTGGTCCTCGCTGTACTCGATGTCGGTCGCCTCGGCTATGGGGGCGCCGGACTTGGACCGCACCAGCGGGAGCAGGGCCATGGCCTCGGCCATGGGGCTGTAGCGGTGCCTGTCCATGCCGAGGTACGCCTTCATCACCGTCCGGAACGTCGACATGTTGCTCGTGCCTCCCATGTTCTCGACCATCATGAACAGCATCGCCTCCTCCTCGTCCGTGATGGGGTGGGGCCTGACGAACGGGGCGGTCCCGATGAACGGCTCGGTGACGTACGGGAGCATGTCGTCCTCGTTGTACCGGAGGCCGTCGCAGATGCCCTGGTGGCCGTCCATGATCTCGAGCGTGACGGCGGCGACGGACTTCCCAGGGGCCGTCGTCGTCGACGCCCCGTCGTCTTTGGCCGGTTCCTCCTCCCTCTTCTCGAACCTGACCACCTCCCCCGTCTTGGACCCCCTGGCCCTTTCCTTGGCCTCCTCGCTCATGCCGACAGGCAGGCGGCACACCGAGCGCTTGATGGTCGCGAGCTCCCGGTCGCCGAGGGGCGTCTCGCACACCTCCCGGTTGGCCCGGTCCAGTTCCTCGCACACCGTGGCGTCGTCGGCCCCGCGCCCCCTGAGGTGGCAGCCGTAGCGGAAGAGGCCGTCGTTGCGCTCCCCGTGGCCGAGGGACTCCGGCGGCTCGTAGTCGCCTGACGCCCCGGCGGAGGAGGAGCCGCCCGCCCAGTCGAGCAGGTGGTCCACGAAGGCGTCGACGTTGGCGTCGGCCCTGGCCACGTCCATGTCGTCGGGCGACACGGACCACTCGTAGGCCTCCCCGGTGTCCGGGTGGACGGACGGGGGCGCAACGACGTAGTTGTTGTACCTGAGGTCCACCCCGAGGGCGCTGTTGGCACGCCCGGTGACCACGCGGTCCACGAGGTAGAAGAGCTGCTTGCCCCCTCCCCCCGTGATGGACGTGACGGTCTCCGGGAGCGGGCCGTGCTCGCGCTCCCACTCAGCCAGGGTGGCGAAGCCGTCGGCCCCGCCCTCGTGGCGGTCGACGTCTATGACGAGGAGGTTGCGGCTCGGTTGCCCGCAGACGATGCCGACGTTGCACCAGTGGCCCTCGTAGGCGACGGCGTTGGCCTGAAGCGACTGCTCCACGGCGGTGAACTGCCTGGCCACCGACTGGGGGTCGTCGCTCCAGTCGTCGCGCCCGTGGGTGGTCGCCGGCTCCTTGGACTCGGGCCTGAGCGGTATGACCGCGAACCCGTGCCCGACGTAGTCGACGGCCGCGGCCGCCCCCGGCGAGAGTTCCGTGTCGACCACGGCACCTCCTCCCTATGCTCTTGTTATTGGATGTACGGGACCCCCATCAGGTCGCACACCGCCTGGGCGGCGTCCGCCGGGGGGCAGAAGCTGAACCGGGCGCCGTGGCGCGCGGCCACGGTCCCGATGGTCTTGGAGAGCTGCCACCCCGGCATGGGGCGGTAGCGGTACCGCCTGCACTGGTTCCGCCCGATGGCGTTGGGGTGGCACGGCTCGGCGCCGCCCTTGCCCATGAAGGCGATGAAGTGGGGGCACCCGGAGCACCGGTCGTTGACCCACCCGGACACCCAGTCGGCGGCCGGGACGCCCGGGGGCGGGGCCTGCTCGGTGAGGACCACCAGCCTGAACCCCGCCCCCGCGGCCCGCTCGCACTCCCGGACGAACCGGGCGTGGTCGCGCCCGAGGTCCATGGCGAGCTCCATGAGGTCCTGCTTGGTGTCAACCACGACGTTGGACGGCCCGTAGAGGTAGTCGCCGAAGTCCAGCTTGCGCCGGACCACGTCAACCCCGTGGGCAGCCCACCAGGCGTTCTTGAGCCCGTGCTTCCCGACCTTCTGCCGGGTGTCCTCGACGATCGTCGCCACGGGCCTAGAACGGCACGGTGAAGTCGGAGGTCACCTGGGCCACCGGGGCGCCGGGGGCAGGTGCCGGGACCGGCGCCTCGGGCGTGGGCGCGACGGTGGTGTCGCGGCAGGCGGCGGGGTTCTTGCGGACCTCCGCGTCCCAGCGCTCCTGGTCCTTCTTGGACAGGGGCTTGCGGTCGAGCCCCTTGGCCCTCCACTTCTCCATGTCGCCGACCGGGAAGATTTCGGTGGGGGCGGTGCGGGCGAACTTCACCGTCTCGCCCTTGTCGTTGGTGAAGACGCTCTCCTCCTCGCGCATGCGGACGCCGAAGCGCTTGCCCCAGAACGACTGCCAGTTGTCCCCGAGGAACGCAGCGTCGGCGTCGAAGCCCTGGTTGGACTCGGAGATGGCCTTCATGCGGCCGCGGGTCATGCCGAGGGCCCCCTCGCTCTTGTAGGACAGGCAGATGCGATGCCTCTTCTTGGGAACGCCGTTGCGCTTGAAGAACTCGGGCTCGGGGTCCACGAGCTCGTAGACCATCCAGACGTACTCCTTCTCGGGCACGTGCTCCATCTCCGTGACGGCCGCGACGTAGCAGCCGGGCTCGGGCATGGGGGCCTTGTCCCCGTCCATGTTGGGGGAGACGGCCTCCCAGTTGGCGATACGCGGCATCTAGATCTCCTTCTGTTCGTCGTTGTCCGCCCCGGAGGGGCCGTCGGGCCCCGCCTCAGCGGCTGTCTTCGCTGCGGTCTCGGCCGCCTTCCTCGCGGCCTTCTCCGCCCCCTGGACCAGCGGGGCCATGCCCCAGAACTCCCGGGCGGCCCTGTCCACCTCGGCGAGGTCGTTGCCCATCTCCTCGGGCAGCATCCCCGGTGGGCACTTGGACAGGTTCAGACCGTCGTTCCGGGTCAGGAAGCGGAAGTCGCCGTCCCGGTTGACCGATGTCAGCACGAGGTTGCAGCGCTCCACGGGGTTGTACTTCTCCTCGACCAGCTTGCCGATGGACCGCACCTTCTGGCGGCCGATGTCGTCCACGTCCACGTGGTGGAGGAAGTAGACGATGGTGTCGTCGTCGGTGTCGGCGGCCACCTGCACGAGGCGTGCGA